TTCTTAGGTTATGGTTAGTAAAAGTACTGGTTCCTGCCGTTCCATTTAAGGAACCAGATATTGAACATAACGACCCGGTTATTAAAAACACACCATGAGCATTTGTTGCACCCGTTGCTGGTCCATTATTTAATAAACTACCAGTAATGATTAAAGTACCAGGAACGTTCATGACTATAGTACTACTATTAGGTGCGCCAGATGCAGTTATATCTCCTATAATTGTAATAGTACCTGTTGAATTTATTACTAGAGATCCAGTTCTACTTATCGAACCAGTAGTAAAAAAAGATGAACTAAATGATACAGAATCAGATCCAGTTACTATAAATAATGTACCCGATGCGGAAAAAATACCTCTTGAACTAGTAATACTAATTCCGTTAGTTGAAATAAATGTACCATCGCCTAATACGGAACCTGTTGGAGAATTTTGTAATGATCTAACAGATATATTTTGATCTACTGTAATTATTCGATTATTAGCAAATACATCATCAGATGCAGTAGGAATAAGTGATCCGCTCCAAATTGCAGCGTTACTCCAATTACCTGATGCGATGGGCCATCTATTTGGCATTTACAATCCTTTCTCCGTTACGTATTGTTGAATTGTTGCAAGTATTTGATATGCTGCGTTTTCAGCAGGCATATCCTCAGAGGCAAATACATCCAAATACACCACAGGTCGATCATGTCCTTGTAAAACATCTAATGTACCTTCTTGTGTTTCTCGGTAAGGTGTTAAACGCATTGCTACACTTGCACCAACTTCGGTTTCTCGAACTAAAGGCGAAATTGATAGATTTACAGTATAGTATGGATATTCAACGCCATCTACTATGATCGGGTTTGTGGATTGAATTGGCATAACTTTCCTTTATTATAAATATGTAACAATGTATCTATCGGTCCAGGCAGCACTTGCAGTTACTTGTGTTATGGTATCTCCAGATGCGGATATTGCTAATCGAGACAATGTCCATACTGTGGCAGACTCTGCAGATCCTACTGGAGCATATCCTGTGTAAAGATAATTTACGTTTGGATCGAGTGAGCTGGTATAATCACTTCTGCGAATGTATTCTGTTGCACCTACTCCTGTTAAGCCAGATCCATCTCCGACGAATGACCCAGTGAATGAACCAGTAACGGCATCTGCTACAACACTTCCGGTGAATTCAGCTAAACCAATATTTCGGAATGTTGATGAACCGGACACTGTTAATGAACCCGATATAGTTACTACACCATTACCTGCTACAAGCAAATTATGCAAATTAGCCGAATCAGCACCATCTCCAATCACAAATGAACTTGATTGAGGTACTGGAGCGTTGTATCGTCCTACTACGGATTGATAATAACCATGGGTAATTGTGCCGATGCCGGCTGCGTGTGAACCATACCCCAATGTAATTGTTGATTCTCCTTCAGCATGTGATGAGTTACCAATTGTTTGATCTGCATAAGTTGGTTGTGATTGTCCTTGTACTCCTACATAATTTGCAGCTTGTGGGTCATATGTAGTATCAACTAGTGTTACTTCCGTTTCGCCGTTTCCGTTAATGCTAACACTAGCAACTTCATGTATTAGTACTGCGTATTGAGTAGCATCTTCAACGTAAATTACGGTACCTGGTGTGAACGTTGCAGATAAATCTCCATAATAACTTGCAAATGTTATTACTCCTGCAGCAATATTAACTGTGCTATATGCATTATAACCACTCGTAGTACTGCCTCCTTCGGCGTGCGAATATTGACCAATTGATACAACACTAGCTCCTTCTGCGTGTGAAGCATAGCCATATGCTGAATTTCCTTCTCCTTCGGCGTGCGAATATTGACCAATTGATACAACACTAGCTCCTTCTGCGTGTGAAGCATAGCCATATGCTGAATTTCCTTCTCCTTCTGCGTGTGAAGCGTCACCAATTGCACTTGCCGAAGATCCTTCTGCGTGAGCATATGTTCCGCCCAATTGATCAGCTACGTTTCCACTTTTATCTACAATACCAGCAGCTGCTATCGTTGTTGAATTATCATTTAAAAGTTGGAATACTGTATTGGTACCATTAAACATGCTACCAGTAACAATACCTTTTGTAATTCCATTACCAACAGCAGCAATATCGCCCCACCATATTGTTGTACCATCGGCATATGTTGAAGTTAAATCACCTAGTGTAGCATCAATTTCTACAACGCCGGCGTTAATACTACATGAATATGCAGACATACCTGTTGTTGTTTGTGAGCCTTCTGCGTGTGAAAGTCTACCAATTGCAGTAGTAGCATCTCCTTGAGCGTGTGACCATTGTCCCTTTACTTTTACGCCTTTACCATTTGCTAATGATGCTATAGTTCTATTAAAATATAAACTATCACTACCTCCAAATGAACCACTATCATTAAATTGTATATAGCTATTAGAACCGCCTGCCGGTGCCCATGATGCTGATACAGCATTAGATGCAGTACCTTGCAATGACCCGGTTATGCTCGATGCAATTAAACTTCCGGTTAAATTTACTGTGGTTGCACCACCTAAAGCAATATCAATATTAAATCTATGATATCCTTTAACATATTGAAATGAACCGGTAGAATTTACATATGATATAAATCCAGTTTGTGTATCTCCGCCTAATGGTAATATAGTATTTGATTGTAATGCATGCGATGCGGTAGTAGCAGTAGTGGCAGTTCCAAACAAACTACCGGTTATACCTTCAGTTACCGTAAGTGAACCAGTTACAATTGTTACAGATCCTGAACTATATATTTGTGAATCATCTAAATGATCACCACCATCGCTTCTAGGTATACGCCATTTAGTTAAATTTGGTTCATCTCCTAGTGATCCTGTATTACGAGGACCTGATAAAAGCATTCCTCCGGAGTATGTTGAGCCCGATACATTTTGATATACCCAATGATTATGTAATGAATCCCAAGCTAATGATGCTGTTGCTGTGCTAGATCCAGAATCATATACTTTTAATCCACCAAATCTTTCTACAGGTTCAAATACATTTACAGAAATAAATGATTCGCTAACGTATAGATTTGATGCAGTAACGTTAACAAATGAAGCTGATCCGTAAAATGTTGCAGGGCCAACTACCGTCAAAGATCCGGATATATATACATTTTGATTGAGATCATTTACTGAATTTGCAACTGTTGCAAATGATGCTGATACTGCATTCAATACATAGCTAGCAGTTTGAGCGGTTACTATGTAACTAGCCGTAGATGCAAAAGAAGCACTTGTAGCAGTAGAAGCATTTCCTGTTAAATCAGCGGTTAATGTTGATAAATTTTGCCATTTGCCAGAAGTATTATTGTATACTAATGGCTGTCCATTTAATGGTCCTGAAATAGATACATCTGATAAACCTGATAATGTTTGGGTTATTATGGAACCACCGCCGCCTGATCCTCCTACTTGTCTAAATAGTCCCCCAGGAACAATTGTAAAATCAGCAGGAGTAGTTAATACACCATTACCTCTAATTATTATTGCACCTAAATAAATAGCATTAGCCGATGTGTTTGGTGCTTCGACAAACGATTCAATGTTAATATTAGCAATAGCGTCTGCTTCTGTTGAATATGATTGATTACCGTAATAGACAACTATTGCTTTAATAACTGAGTTTGGAAACCAAAATACTCGTTGAATTGACCAGTCATTAGGTTGTACTGTTGTAAGAGTACCGTTATTTGAATATTGACTCGGGTTGATTGTGGCGAATCCTGCACCCCCATTTGTATTGTATACCCAAGTAGAACCAGATTGATGATATCTGAAAATTTTGGATACGTTAGTTCCATTATCAACAGTATAGTAAGGTTCGTTTGGATCTACAGCATAATTAGACCCAGGGGCATATGCTGTACCGCTAGCTACTATAAGACTACCAGTTGAAGAACCACTAGGTGCTAAAGTATATCCGGATAACTTTAAAGGTCCAAATGCTCTATTAAATACATTTTGCTGTTGTTCAAAACCATATGCTACAGAAGGTTGTGTTTTAACACCATTAATTGTGGATTGGTTTTGAAAAAATACTCCACCTATATTAATTATGCTATCAAATTGACCGTTGCTAAACGGAGTACCTTGAGCAAAAATGTTACCAGTTGTGTCAATACCAACAAAGGCTTGTTGATATGAAGCTGTCAATGGAGCAATACTTGCAGACAAATTCCCCCATTGTAAAAATTGTATTACCGGATACGGATCATTTGCTAAAGACGCATTCAAATTTACTATAATACCACTACCGCTTGAAATTCGATAAATGGTAGATGACGCCGTCGTAATTAAACCACCATGTAAAAGTCCGGTATATAAGTTACCTTCTAACCAACGTAAGCGAGTTACGTTATTATATCCGGGGCTGTTTTGTGAAAAATATAAATCTTGGGTTGAACCAGAAACATAAATATAAGAAGCTGTTACAGATGTATCTATGTTAGTAATTACAGGATCAAATCTATGATAACCACTTTGTCTAATATCACCGTATATTTGTATAGTTGGCAAAGGTGAACCTATAGGTGATGATCCTGAAATTGTTAGGCTTCCTGATAAGAGAGTATTACCTAGTAACGTGTTAGTACCAATTTGTGTAGTCGAACCTGATATGGTTAGCGACCCAGTTAACTGTACGTCTTGTCGTAATGGTAAAACATATGATGCTGTTAATGCAGATGTTGCAAATGATGCTGAGACTGATTGCAAAACATAACTTGCTGTCTGCGCTGTCGTTATAAATGACGCAGTTTGCGAGAAACTAGATGATACTGCATTTAGAACGTAGCTAGCTGTGGTTGCATTTTGAGCTGTGGTTGCAAAACTTGAACTTACTGCATTTAGAATATATGATGCAGTCTGCGCGGTTTGCACATATGAAGCTGTTACTGCGTTTGTTGCCCAAGACGCAGTTCCAAATAAAGATCCAGTAAGGCTTCCTTGCACTCGTAAGGATCCGGTAATTTCAACATCACTTTCGCGCGATATAGGATTTGAACCAGTCCATTTTGATGAAACAATTCCTGTTAATTGGGAACCATCACCTTTAAATGAACCCGTAAATGATCCGGTGGTATATGATGCAGTAAATGCATTGAATGATGCTGTTGTTAACAAAGAACCGGTGTCAATTGATATACTACCTGATAAATAAGATGCTGTTAGAGCGTAACTTGCTGATATTGGATATAGTGATCCTGTTTGTAATTGACCTGGTTTAAACTGTCTCATTATTGCCATCTCCCTTTAATAATTACCATGTCAGTAGGATCTATACCATATCCTAACAAGGCAGTATTAAACGTGATTGTTTGCGTTGCAACATCACTAGGAGTCCATGTATATGCAGCTTTATCAATGTATTGTCCATTAATGTAAATATCAAATTCATTTACGGTAGCTACTGTTAAATTATTTGGATTAATTGCGGCAAATGCATTTACCGTTACCGTTGTTGAAGATGAGTATACAGCTTGTTTTTCTGTTAAATTTATCAAATACGTCATTGTAGCAGCATTGATAGTTGTTGATGTTCCGCCTCCGGAAACAATAACACTTCCTCCGGATAATACCGTACTTTGATATTGTAAAACAGTTTGTGGCATTATTGTAGTAGAAAATATATTCAAATTACCTACATCTATAATTGTATCAAATGAAACTTTTTTAATAGAATACATTTTTCGTATTGTTTCTACGCGAGTTTCTTGCCCAGATAATAATGTTCCTAAAACTGTTAGTGGAATTGTAGCTCGTACCAATCTATCTTCACCAGTTGTATTTACAGTTTCAAAAGAAAAACTTCCCATTGTTACATGATGTTTGTTTCCTTCATTACCCCACGCATATCTATTATATGGAAATATTTGTTCAATTAAATCATTCATTTGAGTTGAAAAATCACACCATAACATTAATTCATATTCTAATGTTACATATTTTGGAATGTCGATTACATATATTTCTTGAGAATTTGCAGGCTGTCTAGATGGCGTTGGAAATGGATCAGCTTCATATTGATTTCGTTTGCTATAACGTTGTCTATATATAATTTGATTTCCCGGGAACTGTCGATTAACATCTAATGTTTTATACGAATCTCGTTCTTGTACGCTGTTTCTTTTTAACATTATTAATGGCGATTGCAATTTACCTTTTTCATCACGTAAATAACCTAATCGACGTACATTATCAGCTTTTTCACCATTTGCAAAAATTACAGGAACTGGAATCAAAGTTTGATCTGACATTATTTGCGGTTGTATTTCGTTATCAATATACCATTTAATTGAATAATCAATATCATATATCGTACGTTTTGGAGAACGAATTACATCATCATCTCTTCGTACTTGATCTGCCCTATTAAACATCGGATCATTGTACAATCCACCTTCAGCATTTTTAGGATTAGGTTTATTTGTTTTACGATCAATGTTATTTTTATTTTCTTTAGGCATCATTATCCTTTATATGCTGGTAATTTGTTATCTCCACCTCTTCGAATATCTTTTATACCTGCAGGCGTTTGTCGCGTTGCATGAGTATCACAAATAATTGATACGCTATATCCGTGACTATTACCGTTAGGCCATGTTTCTGGATTTTTACCTGCAAAATATTGATTTGCATCTACGTTATCAATTTCAAAATATTCATTATCCCAAAGTATAATATCTCCAACTTCCGGATACATTCCAATACGTTCTAATAAATCTCGAGACAATGCAAATTTAGCAGTACGAGTGTATGTATGTCCGTAATCATCCATTACACTAGATTTTTCATCTTTAGTTATAACACACGGAATTAAAATAGAATCATAATATGCCTTACGTTCTACTTCGCCATATAAATTTGCTTCAGATTGTTCAATTTGAATTTTAAAGAATTCAATTTCAGTATCAATAATTGCATTGATAAGTTCGGCATTAATAGAAGCTAAAAATTTAGCATCTCGCATTCCTCCAAAAAGTGCCATAATTGTCCTCCTTATCCAACATAAATACGTAATGGTGCTTTTGATAACAATTCCATCATCTGCGTTGCTTCAGCATTTTGTCGCGTTAACATTTGCTCTTTTGTCATTTTTTCTAAAAATTCTCGAAGTTGAGTTATTAACTCGCCTTTTTCGGTTTGTCCTTGTGAAACTAAATCAGCTCCATTAAGTGTTACTTCGCCGTTGGGTATAGGAACTGAAGAATATTTATTACGTACATAACCTAACATTTCTTTTACAAGTGCAATACCATATCTTAATATCCAAGCACGCCCCATATCATTAATGCTACTGTAGGTTTGATAAGTATATGGTATATTTGATGCGTCACTTACAACACCGTTTAGAAGTGCTGTATTACCAAATAAAACAGCTTGTTTGTTTTTTTCTTCTTCAAATAAGAATTCAAACCAAACTTGTCCGTAAAATGGAGTTGCAGCTGTACCTTGCGTTCCTGGTACGGGATAAATACGTATATCATCGCCATGTATATCAAAAGAAAAATGTGACTTACGTATTTGATCGTTAAATTCAATTGCTTGTAATCGAAGTAAATCTGCGTGAATTGGCATCATCATGAAATTTACCGATGGAGAAAATCCACCAAAATCAAATGCATCCAATAAGCCTTGAGAACCTAAACCAGTACCAACATATGGATCAAAGTAACGAATAATTGCCGGTGGTGGATTATGTAACACGCGTCGTATTTCAATTGAACTTGTATTACTTAAAGTTATTCCTAATGATGCAGATACTGCTTCTCTAATACTATACGTTTGTTTGCCATTAACTACATCAAATGAAGCAGAATACCATCTTACATTTCCTCCAGATTCGGCTTCAGTTCCATATGCTTTACTTAATTTAACAATATAAGATAATGAATTGCCAATTGGTCGACCCGTTAAACCTTGAGATCCTAAAAAATCAGATCCTGTTGGTAATCCCATGGTACTAACCAATGAATTAACAATATTAACTTGATTAACTTGATTTGAATATTCAATTACTGATTGTTCAAAAGCTGTATAAAAATTTACATCTTGAAGTTCAACATCCATTATAGGATATCCTACAACTCGTGCTGCTGCTACTGCAAATTTATCTGCATGGTCTTGGAACATTGGATCGGTGTCGAAATATCCAAATGGTGTTGAACCAGTAGTAAATGATGAGCTACCAGGCCATATTGGTTTATCTACACTATAATCCATGGAAATTCCTTTTTATATAAATATCAATATCTTTCATTTAAGAGTCGCAAAATTTCATCTAATGCTGCATGACGATGATTATCTGTTAAAATAATTTCATTAACAAACTGAGACTTAGTTAATTTTGGAACTTCGTGAACTGCTGAATCATTTGCAAATTTTAAATCTATTTGATAACGATCTCCCGTTAATATCATGATACTATCTTTACCTAATCTAGATAAAACCATTTGTAATTGCTGTTTAGTTAAATTTTGAAATTCATCTACAATACAAATTGCATTATCAAAAGTTCTTCCTCGAAAATGTGCTAAAGAAACTAATTCAATATTTTCTTCTTTTTCCATTTTGTCTAATATTTCCGGTTTATTGTAAACTTTACGCATATTGCTACGTAATGGAACTAGCCACGGATCCATTTTTTCTGCCAATGAACCGGGCAAAAATCCATTGTCTTCATTTGATACCGTAGGACGTGTTATAATAATTTTATTGATTCTTCGTTTAAAAAACATATCCAATGCAATTTGAACTGCTAACAATGTTTTACCAGAACCGGCTTTTCCTAAAACAAAGTTAAATGGCGTTTCTATTATTTTTGCCTTTGCTTCTTTTTGTTCTTCTGAAAGTGAAATTGAATATTTAATATCATTCTTAGGTGGAGTTTTTTCCTTATTTTGAGTAGCCATAACTTGTCCTTTTTTTTTAATGTAATTTTGTAAGTGTCGATTCTTGTAGAGTCATATCTTTAAGTGTTTCAATTTTACCTAAACACATTTTTCTAACTGCGTGAAATGATTCTCTAGGAGAATATGGAGTCATGATTTTTATTGTAACACGTTCTTTATCTGGTCCTAAATCTTGTTCAATATGAACCATTAAAACTAAACGTACTGCACGAATTCTATCTAATACGTCAATTAGTCGGCCATCATAACGAATAATCGCTTCCATGGAATATTTGTTTCTTTCTACTGCCATATCTTTATAATAAATATTTGAACAGTAAAAAAGGGATGACCGAAGCCACCCCTTTTCCTTAATTAGTTAAGTCTTTAAATCAATTAAAAATTAATTCAATTAACTATTAAAGAGTGTTAAGTCCATGTACATATACTTTACCGTAGAACTCAGGACGAACCACTTTCTTCGCGTAACGTGTCATAACACCTTTACGTGGAGTGAAGTTAACTGGATCGTATACCAATGGAGTCATGATAAGTGGAATATACGGACTAAATACAGCACCTGTTTCAAGGAATTGACTTCCTCTGAAGCCCATAAGAATGATATTCTCTTTCATGTATGGGTTTTTGTATACTGTATAACGATTATTGATTGCACCAATTTTTTGAACACCGGCAGCAAATTCCATTTTAGTACCATCTGTGTCTGCAGCAAATCCTGGGATAGACTCAAGAATAGTTGCTACTGCAGGAGATGTAACTAAGAAATTAGCACCACCACGTAATGTTTTTTGGTGAATCTTGTTACTTACTTTTTGAAGTTTAGTACCAAGAGTTTGGAACCATCCACCTTGTGTGTTGTAGAATCCATCACCAGCTGCACCAACTGAACCTGCTGCTGCTTGAGTGAATCCAGCTCCGTTCCAAATATTGTTATTTAATGCTGACCAATACTCAGTTGTTGGAGCTGCAGAAATCAACATATCAAGAATTTCTAAATCGATTTCCATTGATACGTACTCAGAAAGCATTGAAGTCAATTCAGCTTCAGCATCAATTGAGTGATAAGCATTCAAATCTTGAGCAAACTCAGGTGTCCAAACTGCTTTCAACTTACGTGTTTTAGCAACAATTGGCTCTGATTGAAGCTCTAGGTTCAATTCTGGGATGTCGATATCAGTACCATCATCAATACCAGTACCAGCACCAGATCCTTTGAAAGGATTTTTATCTTCAAAATCACCTCTTCCGTAAGAAATAGGCTGAACGCTATATTGTACATATAATGCAGAATTTGCTTTTGCAACTTGAACTGCAGTTGCTTGTGCGGTTGTTAATACAAATGATGCAGTGTAATCTGAAGTAATTTTAGAAAATGCTTGTACAGGAATAACTTCAGTTGAACCAGATAATAATGTAAATGCTCTAACTGCAAATAAATCAGCATCCGTTGGCATTGCAATAGTTACTTTCTTATAAGAAGATAATGATGCAGAATATACACTATCATAATTAACATCTGCTGCATCAGTAATAGATGCTGTAGTTGCAACTGCTGACAAGTTCAATGTAGTTTTGTTGTTAATTGAATAACCAAAACGTCCTGCTCCGTAAAGACCTCCTGTTGGATCTCCAGATGTATTAGTTACACCAAATAATGAATCGTCTGATCCTGGTGATGCAAATGGATGACCTCCCGTTGGATCTGTATTGTCATCATCAAATCCAGGTTGAGCTGTACCATATTTAAAGTCTAAGTAAAATACTAGACCTGATGGCAAGTTCATTGGTTGTACTGATACAAATTCTTTTGCAGCAAATTCAGCAAAGATACGACGTACCAATGGAAGTGCTACACCAGCCCACTCTTCAGATCCTTCTGCTGTACCTGTTTGTGAAGCTTCTTTTACTAATTGTCTTGCTTGATTTTCAAGCAATTGAGCCATTCCTGCTCTTTCTGTCTCATTTCTAAGACCTTCTAAAAGTCCCGTTCTTTCCCACTTAGCAACTGTTGCTACTGATGCAGCACGTTGAGAAGCGTCTGGACTTTGTAATAATGAATTTAAACTCATCGTTTGTTCTCCTTTGTTTTTTGTTTTTTAAATTAAATTAATCCTGCTAATTTTTTCCAACGATTTGACAATTCAAATCCTTCGGATAAAATTTGCGTTGTTTGTTGTGATGGAGCTGTTGTTCTTGTTGGACGAGATGCAGCTGATTCTTTAACCATTCTTCTTTTTTGTGTTGGTTTTTTGAAACTTTCAGCCAATGTAGCAAATACTAATTTTGCTTCTCTTGTAGAAACCGCTCTATCAAAGTTCTCAATAACTTTCATTTTTTGACCTTCGTTCAATTCAAAGTTACGGAACAATTTGTTTGTGTAAAGAAGTTTTGCATTAAGAAGATTAACTTCATTGATAACTGATTTAAGATACTTAACAGTTTTGTAAGCTTCTGCTAATTGTGTATCTTTTGTTGCCAATTCATCTTCTAACTCAGAAATTGTTTCTTCTGCATCATTCATATCAGGATGCGAAGGACCAGCTTCTGCGCCTTGTTCTTTTAAAATTGCTTCGATAATTTCATCGATATTTGCATCATCCATTTCAGCACCTTCTTCTTCATACATACCTTCTTCAACTGGTGCATCTGGCATTTCGTATTCAGTAACTGGTTCATCAACCATTTCTTCTGCTGAAGCATCTAATTCTCTTAAAATTTCATCTAAGTTTAAATCTTCATCTTCTGCACCTTCTTCATCTGCCATTGCCGACATACCTGCAGCGGCTGCTTCTTCTTCTTCACCACCTAACATACCTGTTAAGTCATACTCACCATCATCATTGAAATCTAATCCAACGTTTACTGAATCAGGATAATCACCCATTTCATCTGCGCCGGCTTCCATTTCGTCTGCACCCATTTCCATTTCGTCTGCACCTGCTTCCATTTCGTCTGCACCTGCTTCCATTTCGTCTTCGCCTTCAATTTCTCCAATCAATTTAGATTGAAGCATACTTTCTAAACGAGGAGCAAATGCTTCTTGCAATGCAATTTTTGCGTTTGCTAATGCTGTTTCTTTAACTGCTTTAGCATCAGCGATTGCTTGTTTTAGCAAATCTGATTTTGCCATACTAGTTCTCCTTAAATTTTGTTTTTTTGGAAATAAGATTATTTGTAAATCTTAATAAGAATAAATATTATTATATTAACGCTATATAAAGAAAGAATAGCGTATTCTACAATAAATATATCAATGTTTGAAAAAACAGTAAAAAAGTCCTAACTTTTTATAGCTAGGACTTAAAATTTCTTAAACTTTGAATTAATCTCTATGTAAATCTTTAATTTTTTGAATATATCGTGCTGAAATTAATTGTTGTCTACGTTTAACACTAGGTTTAATAAAAGTTTTATTATCTTTTAATTTATCTAAGATTCCTGTTGCTTTAACTTTTCTTTTAAAAATTTTTAATGCTTGTGCAAAATCTTCTCGCGATGCTCCTACTACATTTACGGCCGTAGCATGACCTGGTACAATTGCTTTGTGTTGTTTCTGTTTTTTACTCATATATAAATTATTAAATTTTTCTCATCGGACGTTTCTGAGGAGTCGGTGCTGCATTTTGTTCTCCTCTTACTTTAAACTTAAATGCTGATAATTCTAAACGTTGTGCAAAATACCCTTGAATTCTTTGTGCATCTTTTTCTGGATCTTCTCCTAATCTAAAATAAAAATAACCATTAGTTCCATTTTTAGATATAGTTCTTTTAATTATAGTGAATCCTTTTTTCTCAGCCCATGCTTTGATGTCATCAGAAACTTCTTGTGCCTGCGCAGGATCTTTAATAGCATATACTACACCGCCTTGATATTCATCAATTCCGTTAACTAATTTAGCTTCATCAACAATTTCTTCATCAATTGCGTTATTGATTGCAGTTCTGCGTTTTTTTAAGTATTTATCCGTTTTATTTGTTTTGCCATCGTTATTAATATCAGAATCTTCTTTGCCAACAGCATCCATTTTTGATTCTGTTAATCCAAAGAAATCTCGATATAATTTTTTAAGCGTATTCATCATACTTACCTTTATTATAATAAATTATTTTACGACATCCAAATTATCGAATATCATAATATTTACTCAATCCTTCTCTAATATCTTCACACGCAGCTTCCATTCGGCGTTCATTAATCATTACCTCATTAGCACTTTTTTGCATTTCAGCCATGGCTTTATTTACATATTCTAAGTGTCGTTTAGCAGAAACTTTTTCTACCATATCATCATCTGATTCAGTAATCATTCTTCCGGCAGTTTCAACCATTTTAGAAATTTGATTAACAGCTTCTTTTAGT